AAGACTTATTTAATATAAGTCCTACAGTATCTGAACATACTGATAATGATGGAGATCATTACCCAAATCATTGGAGTGATCATGTATGGTCTGATGATCCTAAAGCTTGGAGACCTAAAAATGATTAAAGAATTTAATAGAATTACATTAGAAGCAGTTAGAAAACAACTTCAAAATAACCTTAAAGATTCTTTAAAAAATATTATAGTAAATATAGGTAATTGTTCTTATGATCCTACTAATGCAACATTTAAATTAGAATTAAGAATTGAAGGAGCTGATACAAAAGAATTGAGTAATCTTAAATGGGTTATAGACTCTGGTTTATATGATTTAGATTTAGATAGATATCATCCAAACTATAAATTAGTAGGATATAAAACTAAAGCAAGAAAACGTCCTTTTATTATTGAAGATAGAAATGAAAAAAGATATGTTATAGATGAAGATCAAGCTCTAAATATGTTTGGAGCATTTAAAAAGAAAGAAGGTACTAATGACTAAAGCACTATGGGAAAAAGAACGTAATACTATGTTTTGGGATTTATATAGAGAATATAAAGAAGAAGGTTATAATAATTCTGAAGCAAAAGCATTAGCCAAAAAAGAAGTTGATGAAGTAATGGCTGAAAAAAAAGACTTAACAAATAAGTTATTTGATGATACACTAACTTCATTAGATTAATATAAAGGATACCGATATGAATACAGAATCAAAAATGATTAAACAAGGACCTTGTCCAGAATGTGAGTCAAGTGATGCATATACGTTGTATGATGATGGACATGGATATTGTTTTTCTTGTGAATTTTTTAAACCACCAGAAGGAACTGATAAAATGGAAAGTAATAATATAAAACCTGCACCAATACAAGGTATAATACAAACTAACTTTAGTGATGGTGTTTATGCAGCTATTTATGATAGAAAAATTAAAGAATCTACAGCTAAAAAATATAATGTATTAGTTAAACAAGATAATAATGCTAATGTATATCAACATATATATAAATATTATGATTCTAATAATTCACATGTAGCTAATAAGTTAAGAAATACTAATGATAAAGAGTTTTGGGCTGAAGGTTCTATAAGAGATGCTGGTTTATTTGGTCAGAATTTATTTCCTGCAGGTGGTAAGTATGTTACTTTAACAGAAGGGGAGATAGATGCTATGTCTATCTACCAGATGATGGGTGAGAAATGGGCATCTGTATCTATTAAAACAGGTGCAGCTGGTGCAGTTAGAGATTGCAAAACTTCTTATGAATACTTAAATAAATTTGATAATATTGTTATTTGTTTTGATAATGATGAATCAGGAAAGAAAGCTGCTGCGAAAGTTGCTCAACTATTTGAACCTAATAAATGTAAAATAGTTTCTTTAGATTTAAAAGATGCAAATGAATATTTACTTGCTAATAAACGTACTGAATTTAATAAAGCCTGGTGGGATGCAGAAATATATACACCAGCAGGTATTGTTAATTTAGCTAATCTTAAAAATAGTTTATATGAAGAAGAATATTGTGAAACTTGTATGTATCCTTGGGATGGACTTAATAACAAAACATATGGTATGCGTACAGGAGAACTTGTAACTTTTACAGCTGGTGCTGGTATGGGTAAGTCATCTATAACTAGAGAACTAATGCACCATATACTAAAAAGTACACACGATAATATTGGTGTGTTAGCTTTAGAAGAAAGCATTAAGAAAACTGCATTTAATATTATGTCAGTAGAAGCTAATGCAAGATTATATATTAAAGAAATAAGAGATCAGTTTGATAAAGAAAGATTAAAAGAATGGGAAGATTTAACTATAGGTACAGGTAGATTTTATGCCTTTGATCATTTTGGTTCTATTAATAATGATGAAATATTAAATCGAGTTCAATACATGGCTAAAGCATTAGATTGTAAATGGATTATATTAGATCATTTATCTATTCTAGTAAGTGGTCAAGAAGGTGATGACGAAAGAAAATCTATTGATGTTCTTATGACTAAATTGCGTTCTCTTGTTGAACAAACAGGTGTTGGTTTACTATTAGTATCTCACTTACGTAGACCATCAGGCGATACAGGACATGAGAATGGTAGAGAAGTTACTCTCTCACATCTACGTGGCTCTGCATCTATAGCTCACTTATCAGATTGTGTAGTAGCTTTAGAAAGAAATCAACAATCAACTGATCCTATCTTAGCTAATACAACTGTAGTACGTATACTTAAAAATAGATACACAGGTGATACTGGTATTGCTACTAATTTGTTATATGATAGTAAGACAGGACGGATGAAAGAAAAAGAACTATTATTAGATGAAACTATTAATGAATTTGAGGTTGTTTAATGAATGATATAGTTAAAATTACTTCTGCAGCTGACAAACATTTAACTAATTTAATACTTGACAAAAAAGTTAAAGGTGTTATGTTAGCTGTAGATGGAGGAGGTTGTGCAGGATTAAGATATAAGTGGGAATTGATTGAAGAAGATAAAGAATTAGAAGATAGAGATAAAGTTATTTTAGATTCTGGTTTTTTATATATACATCCAACAGCTACATTAAGTGTAATTAATACTACAATAGATTATGTAACAGATATAGCTGGATCATCTCTTAGAATAACTAATCCTAATGCAACATCTAGTTGTGGTTGTGGAGAAAGCTTTGCAATCTAAAATGTGGAAACATTATTGTCCTATAGAAGAATCAGATATGAGGATTGGTAAAGGGGAGGAATGTAATTGGTGTGGAGCTGTGGAAGATAATGATTGGGATAAATTATTTGGTGGTGAGAAATTAAAAAGTAATATAGAAAAGGATTGTAGGAATGACAATAGCAGTAGTTGATATAGAAACAAATGGATTTAAAGATAATGCTACAGAAATACATTGTATTGTAGCTAAAGAATATACAACAGGTAAAGTTAAAACTTGGGTGCAAGAAGAATGTAAAGAGTTTGGTGAATGGTCTAAATTAATTGATACTTTTATTATGCATAATGGATTATCTTTTGATGCACCATTATTAAATAAGTTTACTAATTCATCTATTAAGTCAAATCAAATACGAGATACTTTATTAGAGTCACAATTATTTAATCCTATTAGAAATAAAGGGCATAGCTTACAAGCATGGGGTGAAAGATTAAACTTTAATAAAGGAGATGTAGAAAGCTTTGATTATTATACACCAGCTATGCTTGAATATTGTAAGCAAGATGTTGAATTAACTTTTAAAGTAGCTAAATATTTAGAAAAAGAAAGTAAAAACTTTTCTAAACAATCTTTATTATTAGAAAATAAAATTAGAGTTATATTAGATCAACAAGAAGAAAATGGATTTACTTTAAATTTAAGAAAAGCATCAGAACTTATGGCTACATTACAAGATGAAGCAGATAGTTTAGTAGATAAAGCACAAAAATTATTCCCACCTACTGAAGTACAACTTAAAACTAAAGTTAAATACATTCCATTTAATATAGGAAGTCGTAAACAAATAGCTGAAAGACTTATAGAAAAAGGATGGGAACCTAAACTAAAAACAGATAAAGGTAATGTTATTGTTAATGAAGAAGTATTAAAAAGTATTAATATGCCAGAAGCTAAAATGTTTTCAAGATATTTATTATTACAAAAAAGAGTAGCACAAATTAAATCATGGATAGAATTATGTGATAAAGATAATAAAGTTCATGGTAGAGTTATGACATTACGGACTATTACAGGACGTATGGCACACAACTCACCTAACATGGCTCAAGTACCAGCTGTTTACTCACCTTATGGTAAAGAGTGTAGAGATTGTTGGACTGTTTCTGATATAAATAAGTACTCATTAGTAGGTACAGATGCAAGTGGTTTAGAATTAAGATGTTTAGCTCATTATATGAATGATACAAAGTTTACTAATGAGTTACTTACAGGAGATATACATACAGCTAATATGGAAATGGCAGGATTATCTAATAGAGATCAAGCTAAAACTTTTATCTATGCATTTCTTTATGGAGCTGGAGCTGCAAAAATAGGTAAGATTGTTGGTGGTGGTGCTAAAAAAGGTCAGCAATTAATAGATAGATTTTTATCGAATATGCCAGCATTGAATGCATTGAGAACAAAAGTTCAAAAAGCATCTCAAAATGGTATCATTCGAGGATTGGATGGGAGGTTACTACATATCCGTAGTTCACATAGTGCACTTAACACTTTGATTCAAGGTGCAGGAGCTGTAGTCTGCAAGCATTGGCTTCTTGAGATAATGTCCTCAATTAAAATGACAAGAATAGATGCCAAGCTTGTTGCTTCCATCCATGATGAATACCAATTTGAAGTTAATAATAATGATATAACTACCTTTGGTCAAATAACTAAAGAAACTATGAAGAAAACACAAGAAGTATTAAAACTTAATTGTGAGTTAGATAGTGAATGGAAGGTAGGTAAAACTTGGGCGAGTACACACTAATGAGACACAATAATAGAAAATTTAATAAAGAATCTTATTTAAGTCACGATAAAAGAGCTAAAGATGCTATGATAGAATACTTAACTAAAGAAGGTTATACAGATATTGTAGCTAAAGAAGATTATTATTTTGATATTTCTGCTAAAAAAGAAAAAGATTATTTCTTTGAAGTAGAGATTAAAAATCAATGGGGTGATAAATGGAATCCTTCATGGAAAGAAATACGAATACCAGAAAGAAAGAAAAGACTTATTAAAAAATGGAAAGAAGAATATCCTACATATAATTTAATATTTGTAGTCTTTAATACAGATTGTACTCAAGCCTGGTTTATTGATGGAGATACTGTAGATAAATCTAAAGTAGGAACAATACAAAATTCATGGAGAACTAATGCACCTCATTTAAATGAACCTTTTTTTCATATCGAAAAAGAAAAAGCTAATTTAATTAAAATTAAGGGTTGACATTATTTTAAAAGTATGAGATAATTTGTTATTAATTAATCAATTAATAATCCTCTCTTTCGAGAGAGTCTTATTAATCTAAATAGTAAAGGAAAGTTAAGTATGGTAATATCAGGTAAAGCTTATTGGGCATCTATCGCAACACCAAATACAACATTTGATCCAGATGGTGTATGGACTGTAGATGTAGGTAATTTAGATAAAGCTGCAATTGATCAGCTAAAAAATGATGGGTTAACTGTCAAGAATAAAGGTGATGATCGTGGTGATTTTGTAACTATTAAAAGAAAAGTACGTAGAAAAGATGGTCAGATGAATCGTACTCCTGATTTAGTAGATGCAAAGAAACGACAAATGAGTAACACAATGATAGGTAATGGCTCAGATGTCAATGTTCTTTATTCCACATATGATTGGGAATTTAAAGGACGTAAAGGTACTTCAGCAGACTTGAAGTCTATACAAGTAACTACTTTAATACCTTATAGTTCAGGTGTTGAAGAAGATTTTGACGAAGTTGATGGATATGCAAGTGATTCAGCTAATCCTTCTGAAGCATTTGCTTAATCCTTTAACTTAATAGAGGGAGTAAAGGGGTGGTTTTTATCGGTGACTACCCCTTTATTTTTTATAGATATGAAAAATATTAATACATTAGTAGAAGACATTTATAAATTATTTGAAGTAGATAATAAAAGTAAACTATCTCAAAAACAAATAGATAATCATTTAAATAAATTTGGTAATGAAGTAAAAGAAATATTACAAGAGTATTTATTTTCAGAACCTAAAGAAAGATCTAATTTAAGATTATCAGCTATAGGTAAACCAGATAGACAACTCTGGTATGATTTACAAGAGGGGAAAAAAGAAAAGTATTTTGATTCACCAACACGAATTAAATTTTTATATGGACATTTATTAGAAAGTTTATTATTAACTCTTACACGATTAGCTGGACATGAAGTAACAGAAGAACAAAAAGAAATAAATATTGCAGGAGTTTTAGGGCATCAAGATTGTCGTATAGATGGAATGTTAGTTGATGTTAAGAGTGCATCTGGTAATTCTTTTAAGAAGTTTGCTAGTGGTAGGTTAAGTGAAGATGATCCATTTGGTTATATAGGACAGCTCTCTGCATATGCAGAAGACAATCAAGATAAAGAAGCTGCATTTTTTGTTATTGATAAACAAAATGGTAATTTAACTTTATTAAAGATACATGAAATGGAAATGATTAATGCAGAAGATAGAGTTGAGTATCTTAAAAAGATTGTTAAAAAAGATACACCACCTAGTCGGTGTTATAAGTCTATACCTGATGGTACAAGTGGGAACTATAAGCTTCCTATTGGTTGCGTGTATTGCTCACATAAGCATTCTTGCTGGTCTGATACTAATGGAGGTCAAGGACTTCGTGGTTTCCAATATGCAAAAGGCATACGTTATCTTACAAAAGTTGCGAGAACGCCTGATGTTTTAGAAATAGCACATGTTTAGATCAAAAGCAGAAGAAGATATTTGTAATATATTAAAAGAAAAAAATATTCCTTACCAATATGAAAATAGTAAAGTACATTATGAATGGTATGAAAAGAAAAAGTATATACCAGATTTTTTCTTATTAGATAATGGAATTATTTTAGAAGTAAAAGGAAGATTTAAAATTGAAGATAGAAAAAAACATTTATTTATTAAAGAACAAAAACCTTGGTTAGATATAAGATTTATATTTACGAATCCAAAAGCTAAACTTTATAAAAGAGGTAAGATGACGAATGGAAGTTGGTGTGATAAGTATGGATTTAAATATTGTTCTATAAGAGAAGGTATACCTAAAGATTGGATTGATGAAAGAAAACGAAGCACTACTATACACAAAATTTTTAACGAACTCACATACTAAAAGTTCTAGGGAAAAATTACTATTCTTGGCTGTAATTCTACAAGCCTTATTAGACGCATCTAAACCTAAAACAAATAATGAAAGTGACTCTTCATTGCAAGCAAGAGAACGTGCTACTGCATGGTTCTTTTGTAATGCTGGTGTTACGTGTGATAACTTTGAATATATATGTGACAATGCCAGTATAGATTCTGATTATGTTAGAACTTTTGCATATAAAGTTTTAAAGTCTAAAGAAATAATTTTTGTAAGAAAAAGAATTAATAAATTATTAGATAACAATAAAAAATAAGGGAGCTATTATGACCGATTATGTATATCCAAAAAAACCAGATAATGGTTTAAAAGAAGATAGAGGATGGTCTCAAGAAAGTTATAGAGATTATATGAAAAGAAGAGATGCTGAAGAACAAATGCTTAAAGAAGAAAAACGAGTATCTCGAGCTACGAATAAACAAGTAGGTGGTACTCATTATAAAGATTTTAAAATTATGCCTATTGAATATGTAACAAAAAATAAACTTGACTTTTGTGAAGGAAATATAATAAAATATATTTCACGCCATGAAAAGAAAAATGGAGCAGAAGATATAAGAAAAGTTATTCATTATGCAGAATTAATTTTAGAATTAAAATATGGGGAGGAAAAATAATGGCATCATTAATGGGTAGTAATTATTTACCTACTGAGTACCAATCATTTATACATATGTCTAGGTATTCACGTTGGTTAGAAGATGAAGGGAGAAGAGAGAGTTGGAGTGAAACAGTAAGTAGACTTGTTTCTTTCTTTAAAGAACATATAAAAAATAATTATGATGGAGTTATTACAAATAAAGAATGGATTGAATTAGAAGAATCTATTATTTCATTACAAGTTATGCCATCTATGAGAGCATTAATGACATCAGGTAAAGCATTAGAACGTGAGAATGTAGCAGGTTATAATTGTTCTTATATTCCTATTGATAGTCCAAGAGCATTTGATGAAGTGCTATATATTCTTATGAATGGTACAGGTGTAGGCTTCTCTGTTGAAAGACAGTATGCAGATAAGTTACCTACTATTCCTGATGTAAATTTTACACATACAGAAGATGTTATATCTGTTGTTGATTCTAAAGAAGGATGGGCAAAAGGATTTAGAGATTTAATATCTTATCTTTATACAGGTAGAGTTCCTAAGATAGATGTTAATAAAGTTAGACCTGCAGGTGCAAGACTTA